TTATAGAAATAAATACATATAAATCTACAGATAACAATTAAACAAATAAAGTTTGAAATATATTTGTCATAAAACGTTTTTTTAGATTGATCAAATATGATTTTAAGCGATAGAGATTTAAAATATTATCTAGAAAAAGAATGGATAAAAATAGTACCATTTGATGAAGAAATAGTTAGAGAAAACGGTGTAGACTTAAGAATTGGAAATCAATTTGCCAGACTAAAAAAGACAAACAAAGTTTTTGAACCAGGCGATAATATAGAAGATTTTTACGAAATTATAAATAAAAATGACATTATAGTTCAACCACATGAACATCTCTTAATGACAACTGACGAATATATAGAATTGCCAAATGACATTATGGCGTTTGTAAATTTACGTTCTACATATGCTAGATTAGGAATTTCTATACCTCCAACTATCGTGGATGCGGGATTCAAAGGACAACTTACGATAGAAATTGTAGGGTCAGAATTCCCAGTAAAACTTGAATCTGGACAGAGATTTTTACATCTAATTTTCGCTAAAACATTATCTCCAGTTGAGAAACCGTATCACGGAAAATATCAAAAACAAAATAATGTGACTCTTCCAAAATTTGAAACATATAAAATTAAGAATTATATAAGTTAAAAGAAAAAAAGTTAATAACTTAAGATTATAGACCTTTTTTCTCAACTTTTAATTCTTGATTTTCTTTATTTTCTAAATGTTTCATTAGATATTCTATAATTGCATTCCTAACAACATCTGATCTATAAAGATTATGATTTTCAGCATAACTGTCAAGTTTATTAAGAAGGTCTTCTTCAAGTTTCACAGTTATAACTCTCATTTTACTCCTCTCTTTTCTAGATATTCTTTAATTGCTGTTTCTATAGCTTCTGTAATTGTTATATCTTGTTCAGCACAATATTTCTTTAGTTTGATTTTGAGATTTCTGTCCATATTTATTCCAAAAACCACTTTTTCTGATTTTGGTTCAGATTTTATTTTTTCCGTCATTTTTTATCAATTTATGTATATTTATTATGACATATTTATATGTTTCGAATTTTTGCGGAAAATTTATTACTAAGCAATTTGTTCAATATAAAATTGAAATGACTGTAATAACATATGCGTATGAAGGATTTCTAGTATTGATGGGAGCATTAGTAACGAGTTATATAATCGGAGAAGTAATACATCTTTATAACGAAAAACAAACAAACGAGGCATTCAGAACTGCTATCGACCAAATGACAAAATCTACAATTGTAACTGCAGAAAGTTTAAAAGATACCACTACACTTGGAATAAATTCACTTCTGAATATGGATACGCTTAGAGATGTAAATTCATTAGCACAAAAGAAAGCAGAACAAAATACAAATTCACAAACTTCAGCATCTAAATAATCTAGACATTTTGATTTTTTAACATATAAGTTAAAACTTTTTTTATATCTTTTTTTGTTTTTGGAACCAATTGTATATTTATGTCACTATGAGAAGGCATATGTTTATGAACTCTGGAATAATCAAGTTTCTTATTCGTAAAAACGAGAACATGATAATGTAGCCCATGGAATTTTGTTGTATATTCTTTCACAGAAAAAACATGTGAATCTGAGTCATGATTATAGACATATTGCCGAAATTTTTTATAGATTTTTGTTGTATCTCCATATCGATAATTCGTAGAAATTGTAATAAAATAAGTATAACTGTAAAGAAAGTGATAGTTAAAAACTTTTTTACAGTCCATGAATGTAAATGAAAATCTGACATTTAAATGTATATGTCACGTTTATATCAAGGTTAGGAGTATAAAAAAATATGAGAAGACAAAGAAATAAATATATTGAGGTAAGAATTCCACATAAATATCAATCTATTTTTTATGAAAAAAGAGAACAAATCAAACAAGAAATAGATAAAATATTTTCTCAACAAACTGAATTCAGTCTAATTGAAAAACAAGAAGTTTATGACGGCAGAGCGTTTTTTACAGTAGACGAATTATACTACGACAAATTAGAACAATTAGCTAGAAAATATAATACAAAAATACCAAGGCTGATAAGGTCTCTATTCTTTAAGTTACTCTAAATCTTTTTTTCTTTTATCTCTCAATTCTCAACTCAAATATTCAAAATATAATGTATATTGATTTTTGTGTTTATAATAAAAATATTGAAAAATATGCTAACTTATAAGTTTGTTAATATTTAAATTTGTCATAATATAATATTTTAATTAGGGGATGTAAATGGCGTCCCTAAAAGAAATAATAGATGAGTTAGGTAAACAAGCTAAAGAACAAAACAAAATTGTTTCAAGAATTCTAAAGATAAAAGGTATAAAAAGAATTGTAGTACAATTAAACGCTATACCAGAGAATGGAAAAGTAAGATATTCCATGACAATTCATTCACAAGCAAACTATAGGAAACAGATAGGAATTACAGCAAATGATGCAGAAGATTTGAGATTAATCAGTGAATTCCTATCTAAATATGCAGATTTACTTAACGAATATGTAAAATTTTCTCCTAGAAATGGAAATAATGTAAGAGAGGAAGAATTAGAACTTGAAAATACAGAAGAAGAAGAACAAGATGAACAAAAACAAGAGAAATCACAAAAGAAACAAAGTAAGAAGAATGTTGAAGATGAATTTTAAAATGTCATAAGATACCATTTTTTTTATGGATGGGAATTTCCAATTCCTTGAAAAAGTTAAAGAACATTCTTTTTTTTATAATCCGAGAGATACAGAAAGAGTTCTCAATATAATTCTTTCTGGTAAACAAATTGATGATAAGAAAAAGATTGAAATTCTTAAAGCTTATAAACGCGGAATAGACCAACAATATTTTTCAGCAACTTTGCCATATTATGATGATATAAAATTTATCTCTAAAATAACAAATTTTAAAGTAAAAAATGACAAAATAATTGCTAGATTTCAAAATGGGTTTATAGCAAGTTTTGACCCACATTATATAGCAGATAATCCTGATGATTTCTATAATTTAATAACTTCTTTTATGTTTGTGAAAATAAGAAAAGGGTCTAACGGATGGTATATTAACGATATTTATTCTATAGAACCACCGAATAATTATGAAATTGCTAAAGAACTTTTTGACCTAGCTAATCAAGAACATCAAACATATGCTCTTCTACTCCAAGCTTTCGGATACGACCCATCTAAAATGGAAATCCAAGATATCTTTCTATATCTTCCTAGATTATTCCCATTATTTAAATCCCCAATTACGAAAAGACAAATAAATTATATAGAAATTTCTAATCGTGGAACTGGAAAAACTACAACTTTCATGATACTACAAGAAGTATTTAATTTCCGTTATTATACAGAAACTCCAACATATGCAAATCTAGTATATGACGCCAGAAATAATATGTATGGTGCAGTGTTTTTGTCAAATGGTTTGATATTTGATGAAATTCAGAATTGGAAAGATGGATATTCCATAAAAGAATTAGGAGCAATAAATGCCACTCTTTCAACTGGTCTGGAAAATTGTGTCTGGACCAGAGGAGCTGGAACAGAATCAAAATCCTCAACTATTCAGAAATGTATACCGATTATTTACGCTGGAAATCCATATTCTATGACTCTAAACAGATTAAGAACTCCAGATGTAGAAGATTATCTTGTAAACTATCAAATTTTTACTTCTGCAATTCTCGACAGAATTCATATTATACAATTAGCAATTAAAAAGACTTATGAAAAAATTGTAAATTCCAGAGTTCTATATCCGTCAATTCTGAAAGCTCTAGTAGAACTAATTCAGCAGAAGATAAACAGTATAAATAACTATGTAATTTGTGATAACTTAGAATCTAGAAGACAAGAACAGGCAATAGATATACAAATACTCTTACAGGCTCTTGACATAGATATACAAATTGGACAGAGAACGAAGGAAGAAATTTGTAGTCAAATCATCAATTTCATGAGATTTTCAAATTTAGGTGAGTGAGAATGAATTACGAAGATTTAGTTAGACAAAGTTTCAAAATAAAATATCCAGAAGACTTAGTTTTTCCTTCTGAAGTTGGAATATGTTTCAGAAAGTCATATTTCTCTAGGAAATTTGAATTTGAAAAAGGAATAAATGAACTTACTTTGGAGCTTGGAGAACAACATCATTTGAGAATAGAGAACTATTTTACTGAGAAATTAGGATGTAAATCAGAGATAGAGGTAAAAGGAGAAATAGAAGGTCTAAAAATTTCTGGTAGAATAGACTTGATTTGTGGAAACGATTTACTAGAAATAAAAACAATTTCCAACAATTATTTTAATATCAAAGAATATCATTTATACCAAATTGCAATATATTATCATCTTTTACAACAACAAAATTACAAAATTGATAATGTTTATATCATATATTTAAATAGAATAAATAGAGAAGTTAAACAATTTCAAATTGAGAAAAATGTATTAGAAGAATATATTCAAAAAGCTATAGATTGGATTAAGAAATTTAAAGAATATTTGAAACTAACAGATTATAAAAACATTCCAGGAGCTAACAATTATTTATGTAAAAATTGTGATTTTAAATCTAAATGTTCTGGTTCTGTTTTGGATTATTTACAATCAACTGACAAAAAGTAATATTCCTTATATTATTAATATGACATATTCGTCATGGAAAATGCAAATTTAAAAACCTTTTTATTTGTCATAACACAACATTTTTATTGAGAAATATGGCACAAAATACATTTCAAGAAATAGTAAATATAGTACAAGAAATAGAAAAAGAAGATATAGAAATTTTATTACACAAAACTGTGAATTTTTTAGAAAAATTTGAAATATTATTTTATACAAAAAAAGATAACATTATTAAGGGATATTTAGAAATAAGAAATAAAACTTTCTATTTTGAAATTAGAATAAACAAATTGACAAATGAAAAACAATATACTGTTAGCGTGACAATAGGAAAAATGGTAATTGTAAAGAAGTTTGATGTGGTGGTTTAAATGTGTGCTAAAGTTTGCAATATTGTAGTAACGTTTAAGATAGATGAAGATATGTATGAACAACTAGAAGCCTATAGACTAAAACATAGAATGTCAAAAGGCGAAGTTATTAGACTAGCGTTAAACAAACTTTTCGACGAAGAAAAGAAAAATGAGGAAAATTTACAAATTAAGGTAGAAAAAGGTCCTAAATTGAGGAGATAAGGAGTGTTAAAAATGAAAGTTACTTTAGTTTCATATACTCCAGACGGAGAAAAAGTTATTGCTATTGCATCAAAAATGAGTAGGTCAAGAAAAGGATGGGAATATCATAAAGAAAAAATGACAGATGATGAAATAGAACTATGGATATCTGATGCTATAATTCATGGATATTGGTCTGTACTTGAACACAGCGTATACACTTTCTCAATTGAAGGAATTTCTAGAGTTGTTTCACATCAACTTGTAAGACATAGAATTGCATCATATACTCAAATGAGTCATAGATTTGCTAAACCAATTGAAGAATATTATCAGCCAATTATACCGTCATCTACAGAAAAAAGAGCTAAAGAAATTGTAGAAAAAGCTTATAGCGATTCATATAAACGTTATTATGAACTCCTAGAAGCCGGTGTACCAGAAGAAGATGCTCGTTACGTCCTACCAAACGGCATAAATACAAATATTGTCGTTACCATGAATGCTAGAGAACTTTATAACTTCTTTGCCTTACGTTTATGTTCTAGAACTCAGTGGGAACTTCGACAATTAGCATGGAAGATGCTCGAAGAAGTGAAGAAAGTACATCCTAGACTATTCCGTTATGCTGGACCTAATTGTATAATTCATGAGAACTTTATACGTGTCACGCCGATAACTCTTGACTCAATAAACGAGAAGACGGAGTTTATATCGAAAAGATGTATAGAAGGAGTTCCAAAAGAAGGAATTTATAAATGTATACAAAATTCAAAAAAAGGTGAAGAATTTTGAAAGTAAAAGATGCAAAAATTCTTTTTGATTTTCTAAGGAGGAATAATCTACAATTTAGATATTATGAATATAAGAACAATCTATACGATATACATATTACTAATTTGACATTAATTGATTTATCATTTTCTGATTTTGATAATCTTGTAGAAATGAATTTTCTGATAAACAATATTGATTTTAAATTTTTACATATCTTAAAAACAAGTTTAGATGTAGAATTTGATGTTGGAGATTTACATAATCATGATAAAATAACATTAAAGAAAGTAAGAATAACATGGGATAGAATTCAAGGACTAGAAATTTTATGGGAAAGTAAAAAATAATTTATAAAAGAAAAAAAATTATTGTCTTAAATAAACACGTTTTTTCTGTCTCCCAGTTTCTGGATTTATTTCTGTTTTTATAATTATCAATCCTTTCTTTTCCATATTTTGCAATCTTTTATTTAATATCATGTTATAACGTTTTGCAAAGCTAAAATTATTTATCAAATCTTCTTTCCATACTCCGCAAGGAAATGTAGATAAATAATTTAAGATTTCTTGTTCCTTTCTTCCTACTCTCATATTGCCATCAATATATAATATGTAAGCTTTTATATATAAAATTTTCTTTATAGGTTTACATTAACATCTTACGCTATCTAAATTTCGCAAATTTAGAAATAATATTACAAACAGGAGAAAAATAGTCCAAAAAAATAGAAGAGAAAAGGGGTAACCCAAATCAGAAAAATTGAGTAGGAAAAAAAGTGTTCAATCTTGATTTTGTGAACTTTGTTTTTTAATCAAACTTAAAAAATGCATGTTTGCTATATTTTCATCATATCCTGAAAAGAAAAATATTCTTTTTGATTCTGTCTGTATATATACAGCAATTCTTTGTTTCTGGCAACATGTACATTTAGCGTAAACAACATTTCCATTTTGTTTTACTTGTACAAAGTTGTGATATGTAACATTTACAACTTGGAACCTCATTTTTATCAATTATATTTATGTCAGTTTACATTTATAAATTTTTCGATAAACTTTTACGTATCGATTTATCGTTTCTATAAAAAAATTAAATTAATTTGTGATTTATAATATATTCTAGAATCACATATAAAAGAAAACTTATTGTAAAATCAACAGAAATAACACATATTAAATCTCTAATATCTCTCCATGTTTCCCGTTTCATTCATCTATCACTTTTTTCATATTTTTTCTTTAACATTTTTAACATTTCTTCTTCCTCAATTTTTTTCATTAATTGTCTTAATTGTAAGATGAAATACAGAAATAATGAAAAGAAAAGAACGTCTGTATAAATTAAAAGTATTTCTATATCTGTTATACTATTAAAACTCATACTTTCACCTTTGATTTTTTAAATTAAAATATAGACTAAGCAATTTCTTAAATACATCTAATCCGCCTACATCATCTTCAGTAATATACATCGCATTTTCCTGATTGCCATCAAAAATTATCTTTAATTTGTACATTTTATCGTAAAGCAGATATACATTAGCATACTTGAATTTTATATCATCATCTTCTTCAGTAAAACAAGTATCATCTAGTTCATTAACTGAGAAATTTCCTAGAAAAATCTCT